TTACAAGCAAAATTTGTCTAAAGAAAAAATCCGTGAGAACAACCAAAAGGCTTACCAAAAGCGTAAGAATCAGCGCAAAATTTAGTACGAAATTTAGTGCGAAGTTGAGTGGTGATATATCACAAGAATATGACCTAGTAGCATTTCTAGGTAGTGGTTGTAATGTATAGTTGAACCAAGGAGCACGATATGGCAGGAATGAATTACAGACGCAGTACCAATCGGTACATTGCCAACCACACGATTAATCCACGCTGGACTACAGGTAAGGCTTATAAGCCAGAACTGAACTCACCAGTGACCGTGATTAAAGCTGACGGCACAAAGGTAGTAGAAAAGCCTTTAGGTTATGACGAAATCAACAAGGTGAACAAGATTAAAAAGAAGCGCAAACGCAAAGGCAAACGCACCGTCACTACAAAGACCCCTGCGCAAATAGCCATTGAACAACAACTTGCCAGAGAGTACGCAGTCAAAGACCGCGAAAAAGCCCTTGAAGAATACAAGCAACGCCAAAAAGCACTCAAGCCAAAGCCTGCAGAGAAGCAACCATTAATCGTCTCTAATGTTGCGCCAGAAAAAAAATTTAATAAAAAGGTTGAAAAGCAGCCACATCACAAGGCTGAAACAGAGTTCAAAGCAACTAGAACTCCAAACCCTGAGTGGTTAGCCCGCAAAGCAGAGCAAGAAGCAGCAGCCGAACAGGCGCTTGCAAAGAAGAAGCTTCTGCCATGGGAAGGCAAACACGATTCTAGGTAATCCTGACCAAACAGGTCGGGAATTAAACCTGACTAAAAAGGTCAAGAAGGTAATGACTCTTTCTAATCAATAGAGAGAGTTTCAGCTCCACCCTGATAGGTGGATTATTGGTGTGGTTAGGACACACCCATGCCGCGAAGGTACACGAGTAGAGGTGGTTGATTAATTTCCCGCCAAGCACTTAAATGAGCCTACCGTGGATGCCGTTAGAGGGCGCGGGTTTTGCGTTCCGCTTTTATTTTAGAAGAAAGAAATAAATCCAGTACCCAATCTGGTCAGGAAAGTGAAGCCCTGCCCCTATAACAAAAGTTATAAACGCTGCTGGGGGTGTGGAACTGCGCCTAGTCACACAACGGGTGCATTCTTTCTTTTTCTTGCCGTTCTTTGTTCTTTCTTAGGGCGGATAACAAACACAACAAAAAGGTCGTGCCGTGCGAGCGACAGCGAAGCAAAGGCACTAGAGAGCGCGCCGCTCATGAGGCGCAACCATTCACAGATACCCAAAGTTGACAACAAACTGTTAGCATACAACAAATTACAGGCAACACAAAATAAAAATTCACAACAGTACTTAACAAAACAACCGTACGGGGTATAGTAAACACATGAACAATCCACGACAAATAGTAGTAATCAACGGCGACGAAGCATACCTACTAGACGAATACGACGAACAAACAGAATTTGAACAATACGAAGCATCCTTCTACACACCACCAGAAGACCGAATCACAGAAAACGACAACTCGTAACATAAGAAGTATTTAGAAGTAACCACGGCTCCCTACCCTTTATATATATACAAATTGACGGTGGGTGGGGGGGTGGGTATGGGGGTGCCTAGGGTATGTGTGTACAGGTACTGACTGACTATATGACTATCCATGTGTATATGCCTATGTGGTCACATACAACAACGAATGTGTATACATCACTACATCAACGGCTGTATTAATTGATTACAGCATCAATGTCTGATAACCTATACATGTGTAGTAGCCAGCAGTCCCAGGTAGTCGTGCACCGAACAGTCGGGTAAACAAGTCATACCTAACTTGATAGTTTACCCGTAGGTTGATAACTGGCTATTACACACCAACAAGCACACAATGGCTGCACAAACACAGCAAATACGACAGCAATTAATTAACTGAGCGGTCAATTACGGCTAGTAGTTATGCCCTTATCATTCCTCTTTCTTCTTCAGTATTTCTAGCCTGCTAACTTTTGCAAGCGTTTTGCATACTTTTGTTAGCGTTTTTAGTGTTCTTCTGTTCCTTGTAGCCAACTTGAGACTTTCTAGTCGGTGCGTACGCTAGTGTACACATTGGTTGTAGTCCCACATTTTCTACATATCTTTCGTGGTGTGTGCTAGCAGATTGTTTTTGGTGTATACTCTGTGTACAACACGACACATGGGAGTACGACATGGCTACAGATAAGAACAGATTAATTGGCGCGCTTGCTGCTGAACTACAGGGCTTCGTTGCCGTTGATAAGCAATGGCAGGCAGAGTTGAAGCGTCTTGAGGGTTTCACACACTTTGATGGTGTTGATTCTTTTAATGCGCAACATAGGGATGCTTTGCGCGTGCATGCTGAGAAGGTGTGGGATTTGTTGAAGAGCATTAGTCCTGTGTTGGATAACAGGCTTCCCTTTTAGTTGCATTGGTTTTGATGCTTATGCATTACTATTAGTTCATGGCTAAGTTGTCTAAGGCTGACATTGTTGAGATGATTGAATGTTACGAGTATTACTTGGATTGTTCTGCGCCGATGACTCATCATGATGTTGCCTTTGTTTTTAACTGTTCTGTGAGCACGGTTAAGAAGGTTCTGACGGGTATTCATCCGTTGTCTGAGGGTTATAAAGCACCTGTGAAGAACAAGCAGGGAAACCGTAAAGGTAGACCTTTGTCTTCTCATTGTTTTCGTGGTCATCCTTTGTCTGGTGACAACTTGTATGAGTATGTAGATAATCAAGGGAATCTTTCGCGCCGTTGTCGCCTATGTCAACAGATACGCATTGCTAAATGGAGGGAAAGCCAATGAATTACCTGAATATCAATATCCCTACTTTCGTAGCCTATTTAGACACTGGTTTCTTCTATAACCAAGACCCTCATCCTGATAACCCTGTTGTCGTTGTTGAGGTCTTTATGTTTACCTCTATTCCTCAGCGTTGTGCGTTGTTCTCCGTAATGACTGAATATGGGTCTCAGCATGCTCGTGTGCCCATTCACTACCTTCGTGGCAGTGAGAAGGCTAGTCACTTCCCTCTTGATTGGCTTCAATTGTGGGATTCCATGTCGTACTATGCCAGCGCAGGAATCGTGGACTATTTAAAGAATCGCGGCGCGCACATCATGCTCAAAGACCGTACTCTGCACAAAGCCAAGTACATGTTCACCATTGATTGGTGTCTCGGTCCTCAATATCATGCAGGTTATGGGGAAATGGCTGCAGGTCACAAATGTGGGCATGTCTTTGAAGGTGAAGGTGGTCAATACTTCATGCAACCCAACAATCGTGTGATGTGGATGGATGGCGGCGCTTTCATCTCCCGTGAACTTGTAAAGCCTGATTGGCAAGTGTTTGGTAAAGAGTTCTCATGCGAACACACAGGTTCTCGTTGGGTGAGTGAGAGTTCAGAAGAGTTGTATTTCTATGAGTTTGTGGAGAAGGAACAATGAAGGTTGCAATTGTCTCAATAATGAAGAACGAGTCCAAGCACATTGCTCGTTGGGCTGATTCCGCTAAAGATGCTGATTATCGTGTGCTACTTGATACAGGCTCTGATGATGACTCGGTCGCCTTGGCGAGAGCATGTGGTGTGACTGTTCATGAAGCAAAGATAGTTCCATGGCACTTTGGTAATGCTCGCAATCACCTACTTGACCTACTGCCAAATGACATTGATTGGATTATCAACCTTGATGTGGATGAGGTTCTTGGTGATGGTTGGCGCGCCCACCTTGAGGCTGTGCCCAACGATGGCTCTGTAAATCGTGCTCGGTATACCTACACATGGAATTGGGAAGAATACATCCACAGCGAAGATGGTTCCATTGACATTCAGGGAACTATTGCGCGCGGTAAGCCTGGTTTGATTTATCAAGGTGACAAGATTACGCGCCGTTTCTCCCACAGATGGATGAACGCAGTCCATGAGGTCAACATCACTCAGTCTGGACATCAAGAGTTACAAGGTCAATGCGGGCTTCGTATCTACCATTTTGCTGACAATACGAAGTCTCGTAGTTCTTATTTGCCTCTTTTGTTGTTGGATGTTGAAGAAAACCCTGACAATGACCGCAATGTTTATTATTGCGCCCGTGAGTTGATGTTCTATGGGCGTACACAAGAGTCCGTGGAGATGTTCAAGCGTCATTTGTTGATGCCTTCATCTGTTTGGGCACCTGAACGAGCATTCTCCATGCGGTACATCGCTAAACAGTCACCTGAAGAGCGTGAAAAGTGGCTTCTTCGTGGTTGTGGTGAATATCCATGGGGTCGTGAGCTTTGGGTTGACCTTGCACAGCACTATTACGACATTGGGCATTGGGAAGGTTGTTATTTCGCCGCTTCTCGTGCTTTGTCATTGACTAACCGTGGTGATTTGTATCTTACAGAGGCTGTTATGTGGGGTTGGTTGCCTCATGACCTCTTGGCTATTGCGGCGCATCGTCTTGGTAGGCATCAGATTGCCCTAGAACACGGCTACAAGGCTCTAGGACACGCGCCACATGATAAACGGCTCAGTGACAACATGTTTTTCTATAAGAACGCTGTAAGCATGGCTGATGTGGTGATTCCAACCAAAGACAACATTGCAGGTTTACGCCGCGTTGTTAACCAGCTGCTGCAAGACCAAAAAGTTGACAATATTTTCGTTATTTGTGACGGTCAAGAAGCTTTTGACAGACTTGACGACATAAATGACAAAAAAGTCAAAAAAGTGATGACTTCTGGCGAGTTCAACATCCACAAAGCATGGAACTTTGGGTTTAATTTATCCAAAACTGGCAATCATGTGTTCTTCTTGAACGATGATGTGTACCTAAACGAGAACTGTGTGTCCCACTTGGTGGCAGAACTAGACCGTGACGACTCCATTGGCTTGATTTGCCCGCAGTACTCAGCACTTGCACAGGACAGAGTGGTCACAGATACCTGTCGTGGTCGCTATGACGGCACAGGTGGCATGGCGGGCTTTGCCATGATGCTGGCGTCTGACCTGACTGACTACCGATTCCCAGAAGAACTACAACTCTGGTGGGGTGATGACCACCTAGTTGACCATGTGGTTGACAAAGGTCGTAAGTGTCTGATTACTTCCAAGGCTCGTTGTGTCCATGAACATTCAGTGACAATCAATAAGGTTCCCAATGATGAGCTTGCCCGTATAGTAAACTTGGATAAGGAAAAGTACGACCAACAGAAACGAGCACGATAATGCATGCTTCAGCACTTGATTATACCTACAACACTTTCATTGACTGGCGGACACGCGAGTTCCATGACTACAAGAAGTTTGACATTCTTGAAATTGGCTCGTTGAATATTAACGGTGGCATTCGGGAGCTACTAGAACCCCATGCCGAAATGTATATAGGCATTGACATGCAAGAAGGACCTGGCGTTGACCTAGTTGTTGATGCTGTTGATTACTGGAAGAACAATTCATTTGATGTTGTTGTGTGCAACGAAGTCTTTGAACACACACCTCATTATGGGGAAATCATCTTTAACGCCATGTCCTCTTTGCGTGAGGGTGGAATCTTTATCGCCACTATGGCGGGTGAAGGTCGCGCACCTCACTCAGCCATTGACGAGAACCCTATTCGCCCGTGGGAGCACTACCGCAACATTGGTGAATGGGAACTCAATCAACTCATGGAAGGCTACTTTGAGCATTCCGCTGTCAACAAGCTTGGCACCGACCTGCGCTGTTGGGGTACAAAGTAATGAAAGCGCCTAATAAAAGAGAGATGCGTAAAGCAGGGTTATTCATTAGCTCATCTGAGTTCATGGATAAACTAGGCTTTGACGAAGTATACGAACAACACAGAAAACAGGTGGAAACCATGGAAAAGAACAAAAAGATTGCACATTTAGACACAGGAATGAAAGGTGCCGCCGTTGGTCTCTTGACTTATGTTGGCGTTCAGCAGGGTTGGTCAGCAGAACTTATCGCTGCACTTGTTCCTGTTGCTTCTGTTGTCTTGTCATTTGTATCCAGCAAGATTGGCGACAAGAACACCACCCTTTTGTTGAAGCTTGCAGTACAAGCAGTTGAAGCAGCCCCAGTTAAGAAGGCTGTTAAGAAAGCACCAGCGAAGAAAGCTAAATAATGGCTAACGAAGTTTCACGCTCAATAGAAATCCAAGCATGCGCGAAGATTGCTTCTGAGTTAACAGTTGTTACTAAGCCTGAGACAATTGAAGATGCACTAAAGGGGTTTGAAGAAGCTTTCTCTGGTGTCCTTGATGTTGTTCTTGGGAGACTTTATGGACAATCGGTGCCTGAAGGGTCACCGTGGGATGATGCGCCTACAGTGGGCGGGCGCAACATCCCTGTCCGTAAGTCACAAGATGAAATCAAATCCGAACTAGATAATGCTCGTTCAAGTACTGCGGTTTCAGCAGGTATGAAAGCATCAGCAACACCTGTGAAGAAGATGAAGGATGTGCAGATTGCTGGTCAGACCCACGGTCCGATTCCAGCATGGCTTGGTCGCGCCGCCGCTAAAGCTGGCGTAGAAAAGGTGTTTGACAACCGTGATAGTGCAACTCCTGAGAATCGTCGTCCGCATTTTGTTAGTGCCGATGGCAACAAGACTCCGTTCTGGCCGCCAAAGGATGTAAGCGCACAGGACATTGGGCTTAAATTCGGATGAAGAAGTTCTTTGACTCAACACTTGGGCTTGGTTTTACTTTGTCGGGTGCTGTTGTTATGTATTTCACTCTCTCTGGTTTTACACAAAAGGTTGCCCTCATAGCCACAGTTCTTGCATTGATTGCTCATTACTGGCTTGTGTTCAAAGAACCCAATGACTGAAGAATCACGCAGTAAGCGTGTAATTACATTCAATATCCCGTTAAAACCAAAGGCTAAGGGTCGCCCTCGTGCTGGCAAGCATGGCATGTACACGGACAAGGCAACTCGTGAATATGAGGACGCAATCCGTCAGACTTACCTTGACCTTGGTCTTCCAAAGCTTGAGGGAAGCATTCAGGTGGCGTGCACATTCCAATCCACGCACATCAATGTCACTTTGATAAATGTCAAGGAAGAATCAAAACTTCGCGGAGACCTTGACAACTATGTGAAGAGTCTGCTTGATGGATTAAACGGTGTTGCATACGACGATGACAAGCAAGTTGTAAACCTGAAGGCATTTAAACGATAGTTGCATTAGAAAAATGCACTTAATGGTATTATTTTTATAGCGCCGTTATCTTGAAGGAGGTGCTATGAATTCCATATACAGAGCTTTACAGTTCTCCGTTATCTGCTTGGCTATTCTGGTGATTGGTCATGTCTTGGAAATTTTCTAGCTCAATGAGTTACAGCAAAAGGGAAATCCCTATTGATGTTGACGACCTCATGAGCTTGTTGAGTAATTACGAACCAGAAAACGAATACCAAGCCTTGATGGAAGCGGCTCCATTTGAAGAGCCTCGTAAACATAAAACTTTATTTAATGATGTTCAAGATATTGTTCTTGACTGTTTGGCGGTATTACTAGAACAAGACCGATTTGTAATCCACGCCATTAACTACGAGCGCATCACTTATGAAGAGTTGGGAAAAAGAATGGGCATTTCTGCCACCCATGCATGGAGACTAAAGCAGATTGCATACAGCCATTTAGAAGAAGTACTAATGATTGATGGGCGAATTAGTAAGATACTCAGGTATGACTGATTCATGGAGTTGGGCTAAAAGGTTATTTAACGAAGAAGACCTTTACGACCTTGCCGACAGGACGGACAGAATCATTCATGACAACGAGAATGGGTTTATAGTCAACATTGGTTTAACTAACGAACAATGCATGGATTTAGTAGAGCATTGGTACAACTCGCAAAGCGAAGATACCGACGAATACTTTATTGAATCTTTTGATTATATTGAAGACTTTTTAGCAAACTTTATTTATTTCTTGCAAGATTATCTAGAGCGCGAGCACCAAGGGTGGGAGGAGCGTCGGTACGGGATTGAGGAATAACCGAATGCCCTTTCCACGGAGCCAATCCATATCTGTCATATAGATATTTAGCTACTTTTAAATTACAAGGTAAAGTTAAAAGCTCATCTAAATCACTCTTACAAATAGTTCTGACGGTTTGTTTATGGACTGAATTTATCTGAAACAATCCTCGGTCAATTGAGCCGTTCTTGTTGAGTGTCCAAATGACCTTTCCGTTCTTGTCATAGCGAGCGTTGATTGCCTTGATACGGCATCTGGACTCTCTGTGAGCGATGTAACTGAACTCTTTGACTGGAAGACCAGCCTTTCGTATAGAAGTCTCCCATTGCGGGCAACTCCCACCAGCATTAGCTGGAGTTACAAAAGCAAATACGGATATAGCTATAGCCAAGACCAATGCTTTCAATAGTTTTCCTTTATTAGTGGTGGAAGAGATTACTTGTCGGACGAGTCCGAGTCTTCTGTCTCTTTTTTCTTACCCTTCATGCCGTTAGACATGACGAGCCCTCCTAACGAACCCGTGAGGAACACGGTAAGCGTTTTTAGTAAATCAATGAACGCAGCGTCGTTTGGCGCTTGCGAACTGATTGGCTGTGTAACAAACATGAGTGCGTATACAAATCCAACAACAGATATTGCAAACACGAACGCCAACACAAGACCAACCGTGAAGATAAGTCTTGCGTGTAGTTCATCACCCGAGTAACGCTTTGGTTTAGCCATGTTTATTCTCCAATTAAATCTTTTGTGCAGGTATCGCTTGCTACGCATAGCGGAGGATTGCATTCTGGCTTTTCCCAATTGCTTGGGTCTTGACACTTGTATCGGTAGCTTCCTTGAAAGCCGCAACCACTTAGTAGCAATATTCCAACGCATATCAACTTCCTCATGGTTGTAGTGAATTCAGTACGGCTTCTGCTGCTGAATCTGGGTCCCACGGAGCTGTTGGCGTTCCAGTTGCTGGTTGTTCAGGAAGATTCTTTTCAGCTTCTTTCTGTTGTTCCTTGCGTTCATAGTACTGACCGCTTTCTTTTGCGTCAATCAAACGAGCAAGTTCATAAATTCTACGCTCTATTTCACGGCGTTGCGAAGATGTTTTAATGTTTGCAAATGGCACACCAGTCCAGTTCATTAACGCTTGAAGTTCCTGAAGTTCTGGTTCATTTTCGTCAATACGAATACCAAGTAAATCACCCAACATACCTTCGCGCAATTTGTCTCCACCCAAACCAGAAGGTATCGCTGCAACTATTCTCTTTAGTGGAGAAGATGGTGTAGTTAATTCAACAGTCAAATATCGTGCAAGTTCTTCAGTTGTTTTTCCAGTTGTTTCTTTTTGTCGTGAAACCACTGGTGCACCAGTAAAGAATGTATATCCTTTACCGCCAAACTGACCAAGCTCTGGGTCAAATGGACGCTGTATAAAAGCAGAAGCAGTTTCTACTGGAACCCTAAACAATGGGTTCACATTTCCAAGAAGCGACTGTGGTTCTGAAATCAATTGATTCAAAACAGTTTCTCCAGCACCTTGGAATGGTAGTGATGGTTTAAATGCATTTCCAGGAAACAATGCTCCAAAACCTTCTTCTTTGGTAGCAAACAACCCGCGTTCTTTTTCGTAGTCTGGAATACCTAGACCACCTTCTTCTTCACTCTGTCCTTCAAGATTCCTTCTGAACGAGTTGTACCATGCGTATGCTTTTGGATTAGTAATTGCAAATTGAAATGCCAACGGAGCGTTTCTACTCATAAATGTCCAAAATGGGAAAACGGTACGAGCAACTTTGTCAAGTTTTGAATATTCTTGGTAATTCAAAAGGTATTTATCAACTCGCGCTGCTGCTTCTTGCGGAGAAAGACCTTTAACAAGACCATCCCACATCAAACCAAAACGGTTGAAGTTTTCAATCTCTGTACCAAACTGCCTGTTCTTTGTCATAAGCCATGCATATGCATCGCCAGCTTCTTTGAGTACAGGAACACGCGATGGTGTTTGACGAAGCAAAAACCCACGCGGTTTTGCTCCAAGTGCTGTTCCAACTTCACCGAACTGACCGAACCCGACATTGCCAGAAAGATTGAAGGATTCCTCAATAAGGTTAACCAGTTGATTAAACTGTTGAGCTCCTTGCGCCTTTGGTCTGGTTAGACCTTTGAGACCTGGGGAATCTTGCAAAAACTTTGTAACAAAACCTGGTTCTTCAACAAGCTCAAGAACTGCTTCGCGCACAGTAAGCCCGCGGTTGATTTTTCGTTGAAGACTTCTAAAAATGGTACCTCCGTTTATTCCATTTATAGGGTCTCCACCTGCAACAACAAATTGAAACACATTGCCAACCGAGTTTCTCAAATGAAAACCAGGGCTAGCTGTATAGTTCGCTTTTGACCAACCTGTATACCATTGAATAAATTGCTTTGTTCTTCCTGCAAATTCTTTGTCTCCGAGGCGTTGCGCATTCTGCAAGTATTCTGCTACAAGTTGTCTTGCACCGATGTCTGGCAATGTTTCAGGGTTGAGACCTTTAACACCTTTACCTACATAGTCAACATATTCAGCCCATTTTGCGCCTGCTGGTGGAATATCAAAAGGTGCACGAGCCAATTCATCAAGAACTTGTTGAATTTGCAATCTACCAAAATCTCCGTTAACAGTAAGCGCTCTAGCTTTAGCGGCTGGGTCTAACAATGCCGCTGTTGCATTTAAATCATCAATTGTTTTTTTAATGACATCAATTTGCTGTTCAAAAGATTCTTTAATTACTGCTGGTGCTCGCATTGATGCTGTTAAATCTTTAAGTTGGGTTAATAGTTCTTGAAGTTTCTGTGGTGATGCAGCAGTTAAAGCTTCAATGCTGAGTTTTCCAGAAACTGCTGGTCTTATTCCTGGAATAGCTGGTTTACCAAGACCAATTTCCGCTATAAGTTTGCTGGCTTCTGGTGGAAGAGTTGGAGACACAACCTGTGGATTAACAAATTCTTTATCAACCATAGGGATACCCTTGGCATCAAGAATCTCATCGCCAGCAGAAGTAAGTCGTGGAACTTCAATCGTTGTACCGCGAACAAACAGTTCTGGAGCACGCTCTGGTGCTTCTCCCAAGGCTCGTTGGAATGCGGCGAATTGTGCATGTTTATCTACATACTGTTGCAATGCTTTTTTAACATTTGTTTCAAAGAAATCAAACTTTAATCCTTCTATGCCAGAACCAGCCATAGGATTGCGAGCAAAATCATTGAGCGTTGTTACATTTATGTCTTCTGGTTCTAGTTTATGACCAAACCAAATATCTCCTTCTTTCAAAGAACGCTCTCGGAAGTTACCCAAGAACCAAGTGCGGTCTACTCCTAAGCCTTTAGCAAGTTTTTCTGCTTCTTTTGGATTGCGTCGCATCCAGTTAATTGCTTTTGATGTTTGAAGCTGTGGAAAATAGTTAGTTATTTTTCCTGGAACAAAACCTGTACCGCCAGATACCTTTGATGTGTAATCAAAAAATTCTTCCATCAAGTTGCGAACAGTGTTGTATGCCCTATTCTGCACAGCGTTCATGGTTGGAAGTCCCGCTGTCGCCCAGTCTGCTGGGTCTTTTTGTAAGTACGGAAGAACGCTATCCAAAACCTTGTCGTCAAAGTTATTTACACCAGACTTACGCAATGTACCAGCGGCTTGCAGTCTTTCATTAGAAACAAGTGAACGATAACGAGTATCAACATCTAGCAGTCTTGTCAACAACTGCGCATCTTCTCCGCTTAAGTTTCCAGTCTTAAGAGCAACTCGTACCTTCAGGAGGTCTTCGTCAAGGAGAATTCCACCATTAGTAGTGAGTTGAAGTTTGTTGAGTATCCCTACTGTGCCTGTTTTTCTAGCAACACTTAGTCGGGTGCCTGCAACAAGTTTTCCCAACACATTAAATACTGGTTCGTTAATTGCTCTAAATGGAGTAACTGTTTTTGGACCTACACCAAACGGTTCAAGAGGGTTATAGAATCTGTAACCACCACGAACTCCAAGAGCTTCTTGTGCAGGAGTGCGAGTTCCAGCTTTAAGGTTTTGAAGAAACGGTGATTCAATCTGAGGAATTGCTTTGATTGCCTCTGGTATTGCTTTAATCTTTCCGCCCAAACCAGTTGCTGCTTGAATTGGCGCTTTTACTTTGGCTGCATCAATGAGTGCTGGAGCAAGTCCTGACAAACCGCTTCGTTGAATATTTTTAATTACTTCTGGAGTAATTGACTGAACGAATTGATTTGCCTCTGCATATCTTGCAGCAAATTCGGTAATTTCTTCTGGCTGAAAACCAGCACGAGCTAAATCGGCACCAAGCGTTCCAGTCTTGAGCGCCTCGTCAATTTGCGTAACCGTAAGACCAGCAACACCAGCCTGATTTGCGCGTTCAACAAACCCAAGAGCATCATCTTTCAACTCCAAGACCCTAATTGCTAATGCTCGTTTAGTTCCTTCACCCAACCCTCTAACTGGTGCATCTGCTGTTGCTCTAGCGGCTGCTTTTGCCAATTCTTTTTCAGCAATTTTGATTGAACTCTCTGCTGCCTTAGCTGCAACATTGTCACCAGCAGCTATTGCCGCAGCACGAGCTTCTTGGGCAATTGTTTTTTTAAGCGTTGCTTTTAACGCAGCTTGTTCTACTAAAGCAAATCGTTCAGCAATTTTTGCTCCACGACTACCAGAAGTTAAGAGACCTTTTGCAAAAGCGCCTTTTGCAAAACCACCAACACCAGTTCCATATGTTAAAGGGTCAAATCCAACATCAAAAATAAATCCAAGAGCTTGGTTTATGTACGCATTTTTAATACCAGCAAAAGCTTCTCCGCCAGTAAAAGCTTGTTCTTTGTTTTTTATGTCTGCAAGCATTTTTGGAGTTAAATTTTCATACTGTGTAGCTTCAGAAATAATTGCAGGGTCATCTGCTTTGTATTTATCACCTAAACCAAATGTTCCAGCAAATGTTTGGTTGTACCAATCTCTAAGACTAAACCCACCTGCTCCAAAATCATATGGATTGCCAGTCTTTGGGTCAATTGAAACACCGCGCTTGCGTGTTCCGCGAGCGTCAGCTAGTTCGTCACCAACCTCTTTGAAAGTTGATGAAATAAAACGAAAACCTAGTCCAAGAACATCAAGCGGTCCTGCTGCCTTTTTCAGAGCGCCTTCGCCAAGTGATTTTGCGGGCGGTCCAACTAATTGTCCAAGATTTTTCTTGGTGCCTGGAAGTGGAATGTCGCTTACATCAAGAACATCGGGAACAAGTTTCCCAGGCAATTTAAGAAGTCCCTTACCAATACCAATAAATCCACGGTTTGGGTCTGGTTGACCAGCCGCTATTTCAGTAACGCGATTTGGGTCAACGCCAGCAGCAAGCGCTTGTCCAGTTTTACCAGCAAGTTTTGCACGCGCTTGAACAATGTCAGGGTCAAGAGTAGGTCCTACGAATGGCTTGTTGCCAGGAACATTTGAACTAGCAGTATTAGCAAGCACTTGTTCTGCAGCTTTATCTGGGTCCCAAGGTTCTGTTTGTGTTGTGGTTTTCTTAACTGGTTTGACTGTAGGAACCATCTTTTTAGGGACAGGAGTAGCCTGCAATTTGGCAAGCCTTTCTAATGGTGTGCGTGGTTCAGCCATTACTTACTCTTTTTAAGTGCGTCGCGACGAGCCTTTTCATCATTGAATGGTGTTTGACCAGACTTTGTAACAGCAGTTGCAAGTTGAGTTTTTGCATTAGTCAATGCCTTGGTAATTTGAGCAGGAGTATATTTACCAGTAGCTTTCAGTTTCTGTTCAAATGCTTGGTATTTTTGAAATGCCCAATAGTTATTCAATACATCAATTGTGCCAGCTTTAAAGTTTGTGGTCGCACCGTATTTAAATTTTGGGTCTGGTAACGCATAACGATAGTTTGGGTCAACCTTGGTGGTGAAATCATTAAACTTTGACTTAACGGTTCCGTATTCGTTGTACAAATCTTTTGCAAAACCGCTAGCTGACTTTACAACATCGTAATCTCCGCCTTTAGGAAAAACTGTCAAGGCTGGATTTTTGTTTGCAAAATCTTTTTGGATTTGTGTGTATATCTGTGGCAAGGACATTCCACCCTTAACCAAGTTGGCAAGATATTTTTCATACCCACCAGCTTTTAATGCAGAAGAAAACTGTGGAGCAAAAGCTACGAAGGCTTTTTCTTCAATCTTTTGGTACGCACCAGGACCCTTTGTGTATTCAAAGTAATCTTTAATTTCTGGTGTTCCAAACTCTGGAACTTGGTAACCAGGCATTCCTTTACCAGAAAGCCAAGATTGACTTGCTGCTACATAGTCGTCGTTATACCACTCGTTCGGTCCTTTAGGTTTTCCAATTTGTGGTTGTGCGCCTGCAACTTGAGGAGAACCAATACCTTGAATCTGTGGCATACCAGCACCCATGATTTGTGGGGTTGCAACTTCTGGCATTGACATTGGTTGAGCTTTGTTCGCAACCATTTCAGTAAATGCTTTTGCGCGCTTAGGTGAAGCACCCGCCGCGATAAGTTGATTGATTGCTGGGTTAGGCATTATTTCTTCTTCTTTGCCGATGCTGTTAATGATGGGAATGCTTTAGCAACCTGTGCAGGGGTGGCTGTTGGGTTTGCTTCAATAAAAGCATTTGCACGGTTAACAAGAGTTTGGTTCTTGGCATTAGCTACCTGTTGTGCAAGTCTTGCTACTGATGCAGATTGAACAGGGGCTACAGGAGCCACTGTTTCGGTTACTGTTTCTGTCTCCGTTCCTGTTACAGGTGGAGGAGTTGTATAACCAGTTCCATAAACCGCTGCAAGAGCGTTTTGAATTGCCTGTTCTTGTGCTGTCTGTGCTTGCTGAGCAGCAATACGAGCATTAGAAATCTGTGTGGCAAGAGCGTTCAATGCTGAAAGTTGTTCAGATTCAACATTTGCACGACCAGAACCATAGATTGATTGAAGTTGTGAACCAGCCAACGCACGAGCCATCTGCTCTTCGGACATTCGTGAAGCTTGACCAGAAGCTTCTGCACCACTCAATACATTGAGTAACTGGTTGTAGTTCGTTGCACCGCCAAGAGCGGCAAGGTTTGCTTGGTCAACTGCTGGTTGAGCCATGGACGGGTCAACACCTTGAGCCTGCATATATTGAGCAAGAGCATTCTGCGTGACAGTTGGAACGGCGCGTTGAGCCTGAGCATAAGCCTGTGCAGGATTAGCCGTAAGGTAATTGCGCAATGTGTCGTAACCCTGAGTGGTGAATTGCTGACCAGTGGTCAATGCTCCAGCCAAACGCTCCAACAAGTTCTGTGCCTGCGTATTGATATAACTACGACCAGCAGTTTCTTGTGCGCCAATTTCTCCAGTGATAGAAGATGGAACACCCTGACCCAAAAGACTACGAAGGTAAGCGGCTTGTGCTTGTGCACCAGTTTGCGCCCTTGTTGCCGCAGCAGTACCAGCTGCTTGCTCAGCCTCAAATTTACGACGAGCCGTCTCTGCGTTCATAAGACCAGCAGCACCAGATGTGCCAGAGCCAGATGTGGATGTGATACCAGTATCAGCAGGACTGCCACTCAAGTCAACTTCAGGAAGGTCAGCACCTGTATCAATGGCTGGCGTAAATGCGGATGTGTAACCAGTACCAGTAGCTCGTTGTTGAATTGGTGATGGACCAAAGGTTGGAGGGACTGCACCTTGTCGTGGAACCCCACGAGTTTGATATTTAGTGATACCGATAGCCATGATTACCTCAATCCAAGCAACGCCTGAGCGTCAGCTGCTATTTGTCTTGCCTTGTTTGCTTCTAAATCCTGCATACCAGTTCTCAAGGATGATTCGTAACCAGTCTGCTGTACATCAGAACCCCTAAGTGCACTAGCAAGGTCTTCTTGCGCATAACCAAGCTGACGAGCACGGTTCTTGGCATAGCTAGAAAGAGCTTCGTTGTAGATACCAGAGCGCATGCCTTTGCCAGTTAGCCCACGGCGCGCATAAGAAGATGTCAGTTTTGGCACTTCGCCAAGACCACCAGTTGGGGTACGGCTAAAAGCAGCCTCTTGGAGGCTCAAAATAGGGCGTTGACCACGGGTCTCAGATAGGTAACGCTGATAAGCATTAAGGGCGGACTGCTGCGCGAAGTTGCCAAGCAGGTTCCGCCGTTGCTGTTCAAATAGGGAAGGGTCAAATGCCATTGTTAAAGTCCTTATTATAAAGGTTAAATCATTACCTTGGGGTCACTGAAATGGGTTGGATAGGAGAACTTGTCCTTGTTCTTTGTCCATGTGGTTGAAATTGTATATCTAGTCTTATTCTTAATCTGTGTTACCCCATGGAGATGGTCTTCATCCGATGAATGGGCATAGACCATGCCAGTCTTTGGCTTGACCATTTTGTCGTAGTAAGGGTAAAAAGGTTCGCCGCCCTCGTAATCATCGTTAAGAAACAGAACAGAACCAGCAACCCTGTCCAAGCCGTCAACATCGTCCTTATGGGTCATTTGCCAACTGTCAGGGAACCAACGAACCAAACCTATCTGGTCTGGGTAAACCTCAACACCAAATGAGCTTTCAATAAAACTCCATATCCGCTTTACGATGTCCACGCACAATGGGTAGGTTTCCTCTGTAGCCCATGGTCTAGATGGGAGCATGGTCATCAAAGGAATATTCCTGCCTTGCCAGAACGGAAGTGTTTCTTCTAGCCACTCATCTCCTGATTCAGCAAGCCAAATTAGATACTCGCATTCCTCCTTGGAAAGCAAGTTCTCTCTCTGGTATCCACGAAATAGACCAACCTCGGATTTAAACCCATAGGGGATTGTTGCTGGGTCTAGTTCTGACATCTTTCGTGGAGTGTTTGTTTCAATGTCAACAAACTTGACGAACGACTGATACTCAGGCGTGGTCACATCAGCAAAGTCAAACATCACCATTTCCCCAAAGGGCAGGTTGCATGCAACAGTTTGGTTTTGGATTTCATTACGCACCCACATTGCTTGCATTGGGTAGTAAATCTGATGAACTCTGGACAATCGTTACAAAGTGAATAACGGGTGCTTTGGACAATGTCTGATGCAAACTCTGTGTTTGGGTTCAGCACATCCCATGGGCGCGTTGTCCCAAGTCTTGCTTTATATTCCTTCCAAGCAGACATGATTACAACTGTTCTTTGAATTTGGTGCCGTCAAAGTACCATCCGCCCTTAACCTTGAGGGCATCCTCTTTGGACAGTCTTACGACCGTTGGGTTTGATGACATGGATGCAACAATCATTTCCAAAAGAAAATCAACTGTATGTAAATGTGTTACTTCTCCGTCAACAACAAATGCAAAATATGCATGTTTGTCTACAAATTCTTCTGGGTTTTCAAATGGGTCTGACATTTTATCCTTCGTGTTTTTTTATGAGAAACAATTAAAGTTAGACAGCGTGCATGGTCCTGTGCTTGATTGCGGACATACGCAAGGTGAACACGGGTTTGGGGTACATGTTGTTGAATAAGAAGTTACCACATAAAACTTTTGTTTTAAAATAAAACGGATTTCTTCACAGCCACATGTAAATTGCGATTGACCAGTTACGGTGTATACGCAGGCAGAACATCCAGGTACTGGTGGTGGTGGTGGAACATAACCACAACTACCACTGTTGTACGCAATGATGGCATCGGTGGTTCCACAGCAACCGTTTGTATAACTTCCGACAAGAGTTGTGCCACTGCAATAGGTACTAAGCAACTGTCCAGCAGCAGGGCAACCAGCGCATGGGTCAGGAGGAGGTGGCGGAGGACCAGGAGGAGGAGGCGGTGGCGGCGGCGGAGGAGGCGGAGCAGCAGGAGTTACAGAATTAGATGCAGCACTTGCTGGAGAAACAACACCGTAATCCGTGGTAGCAGTAACTGTAAATGTATAAGCAGTTCCGTTTGTCAAACCAGTGAAGTCAATAGGCGACACGCCTGACCTTGTTAATCCACCAGGACTTGATGTAGCCGTATAGGTAACTACACCAGTTTTACCAAGATAACTAGATGCACTGAATGCAACGGTAGCTAAACCGTTTCCACCCGTAGCCGTCGGAGTTCCAGGTGCTGTTGGCTGGTCTCCGCCAGCATCAAGTGCGCCAATAAATAACGGCATTAGGCAGCCAAGTCTCCAATGAGTACCCAAGTGTTTTCTGCACGCTTAAGAAGCGTTGCAGCAGACCATTGAGTACGAACCTTGAGTCCTGGAGTTGAGTTAATTGTGACTCCAGAAACTGGAACAACCGTAATTTGACCAGCACCAGTCTGAAGGACTGTTATTGAAGTACCAATAGGAAATGCAACAGAAGAGTTCAAAGGAACAGTTAGGTTGACTGGTGTTGCGCTAGCAATTTCAATAATTTTTGAGTCATCGGTAATAGCCAATGTATAAGAAGTAATTTGTGCAGTCGTACCAGTGTGGTAAACGATGTTTCCGCTGATTGCTAAAGATGTTGCCGTTGCAACGCCTAAGTTTGGTGTTACCAAAGTCAAAGATGTTCCAAGCTTCGCAGATGTAATTGCACCATCAGAAATCGTTACTGTGTCAAGAGCACCAGTGTCAAAGTTGTCTCCTGCAGACAAAGCGTTAACAAACGCCTCTATTGACTGCCAGTTAGCGTTATGTTCAGAAGCAACAATTGGGTCACCGTTGCTAAATGAAAATGGAATATTTACTGTTGCCATGATTAGGTTCCTCTAATTTTTCTGCGCTTGAATTTGTAACCGATGCTGTTTAATCCCCATTTGCGTCCTGGCGCAACTGATGAGTCAGTTGTGTCATCTGGTCCGATGAACTGCAATTGAACTGCATAACCCCTGCCAAGCGGAGCAATTCCTTTTCTTTTGATTGACGCTCCAACCGTGCTAATTCCATAAACAGCCGTTCCATATAAACCACCAGCACCGCTTGTTGAATAAGTACCACCACTTGAAATTGGTGTTAAAGAGATTGTTTTTGTACCACCAGATTGATTGGTCTCATCATAGTTCTTATAAATACCAAGACGAATCTGAGTAGGAGATGCAACTTCTTTAAGCACAAAATAAGGGCGAATAAACGACTTCAATTGCACATAACGGTTGTCATCAAACCATGCTGTTCTGTATCCAGTGCCAAATCTGCCAGTAAATCCAGCTGGGGAATCATCTACTGTGTTTGCGTAATCGTCAACATACATGACATATGCATAATCTTCGTATGGTGAAACCATCAGATAGTAAGGCTGGTCATTTGAATCGCGCCAATCCATGCCACATACAAGACCAAAACCGCCAACCAAGTTTTCATCTGGTGACGCTATTGAAGGGTCAAACCATTCAGCTGTTTGGAACATTGTGTATGCACCACGCTGACCAATTGTTGGGTCAAAAATAAAGTTAACGCTCGGGTAATCTGGTGGTGGTGCTACTGACGACGGAGCATACGGCATTGATACCCAAAGTCTGTCTCGCACATACGACAGCGTTATGTCAAATGTATATTCAGAGTTGACTTCTTTGTTAATGATTATCGGCTTAATTCGCTCAAATATGTCTTGGATTCCATTGCGGTCATAGAAGAACAAACCACCTGGATAGTCAAAGAAGTAAACGCCACCAGAACCAGCTACTGCTTGCTGTGGATAATCAATACCAAGAACCGTGGTTAGTTCAACCAATTGGAATGAATCAGCGTCATAGCCCATAAGCAGGTAAATAGCTTTTGGCTTGAAGACAAGCAACTGACCATCTACAACTTGAATGCCACGAATACCTTCTCCACCAGCAATAATGTCAATGTAATCCTGTTGATACCAAGAGCCAGGAAGGTTTTCGTGCGACCAACGCAAACGGTTTGGATATGCAGTTCCATTTTCATAGGTGTTAGCAACAAACAACTTGTTGGCATGAGCCAATACATGTTCTGCTCGTGGCATATATGGCGTTAACGCAGGAATCTCGTATGGTTGCCAAGTCGGACCTGAAGCAGTCAATTGGGTTGCGTATGTGTTACCAGACTCCCAACTGTACATATAAGGAGCAGTAACACCAATGGCAAAGTACATCGTGTCTTCCCATTGCGTCATTGACGCTCCGTTTGTTGACTTTACATTGACATCGTTAAATGCATCTGCTGCAAGTTTTGTAAAGTTGCCACCACTTGACTGGTAGATTTTTCCATTGGTCGGACCTACAGAATCATAACCAGTAGTCAACATAATTAATGGAGAGTTGGAGTATTTGTAGTCGTACAAACCTTTTGGTTTCCATACATTTCCAGAAGCCACAACAGCTGTCGTGTGTTTTGTTTGGTAACCAGCGCGACTGAACACACCACCTCGTGGGTCAATTTCTACATTGAGCACACCAGGTGATTCGTTGTCTGCCAACTGAAACTGGTCAGCACGAAAGTTAATACCGCCAGTAAAGTCAAAGACTTGCTTGAAGTCAATAGCCGCCATTTGTTAGAACATTCTTCCTAACGGATATGGTGAACCAGGTTGAACCATGATTCCACCTTGTCCGTAGCCAAATCCATAGGCAGTGTTCGCTGCTCCATTAAGTTGCAATCCACCGCTCATGATTAACGGTTGGTTGCTGTTTGGTGCAGTCAAGTTCGCTTTAGCAATAGTTACACCCGAGTTGTAGTGCTGCATGTACACATTAGCCATCTCAGGGTCTTCTTGGAATTGGAATGTGCGCGCAAGAACAAAGTTCACAAGCATCATGTGGAACTCTGGGTCAAGGTCTACATAGTTCGTGCTTTGCGAGTTGGCTGAGTCTGTGAGCCATGTCAGGTCTGGCTCACGATAACCACGCATGGTCATCTGATATTCGGTATCGTTCGGTTTCGGCCAGAGATTTATTTGGTTGCCCCAAAGCGACCAATACGCAGGAATATCTGGTTGGTCGTTGGTTCCAACCCAGATTGATTCGGCTTTGAACTGGTCAATGTAAACAAGTTCGTTTCCGCCGTCGGTGTTATTAATAACGCTAATAACTTCACGAACATTTTGAAGAGTTTTATTTAATGCAGCTGCATCAGGAAATACTGGAATATATGGAGACCAGCTTGCAGTAACGCTCAAACCAGAAGAATAAGTTCTGATTGATGGAAGGGTCTCAAACTGGTATGTGGTTTGGAACCACGGCCAGCGAGTGTCAAGAGAAACGATTCTCTGATAGCCCTCTTTAAGGAACTGAAGAACCAAGTCTTGGTCAATGTCATCAACATCAGGGTCGTAGCCAATTTGAAGTTGTGAAAGGTTTTCTATTAACTGAATAAGGTAATAGGAGTTAAGACCCGTCGTTAGCGTACTTGCTGGTGCTGGCATTTAAATTCCTATTCCTGGACTTGTTCCTCTAATGCTTTCGCTTTTTTCTCAGCATTGATTCTCTGTTTCTTGTGACCTATGCAAAACGCATCATCTTTAACTCTCGGAGCCCTGCACTCATGTCCTTCTGGATAGTGATATGTGCAATGGTCTAAAACATTACGACCATAAGAAACTTCGCTAGGCATCGCTGGCTCTGTTCCTGGCATTGCATAAACAGATGAAATGTTTGATGCCTCTATACCTGAAGTATTTCCGTACCTCTCACACCCTGCTGGTGCTTGATTGGTGTAAATCGGTTGTCTGTTCATATCTCTCCTTCGTTAGAACATTGTTAAATGTGCCGCCAGCCCTTCAACTGGCAACACAGTTAACGGGTTTAATTACGGTGCGTCTGGGAAGTCAACACGCTTCCAAGTCAAAACCGAAGCAGTTGCTTTGGCAATGATTGAAGATGCGTTTTCTGCAATGCCGCTGACCGAGATGAAGCCGTCTGCCGATGGAGTGATAGTTCCATGGAGGAATGCTTGGTTCAAACCAGTTCCGATTGCTACCGAAGCAGAACCGTGGTCTGGAGTGTCAACTGCGACACAAGCCGTACGAACGACTGTGGTTGAATCTGTGTTGTATTCGGAAATGAATGCAACTTGCGTTGGTGTTGCTGGGGCACTGATTGAGAATGCTGCTCCGTCAGTTGCTGCTGCTGCCGAATAGGCGATGCGGGCATCAAATGCGTAGGTTTGACCTGCGATTCCATACCAGCCAAAATCGCCAGCATCCAGTGCGGCGTATGAAACGCCTAGTGTTACATCGCTTTTGAGCACATTGGTGCGCTCTACTGCGAACCTGTTATTAGTTGCCATGATTGTCATTACTCCTTGGCTTTCGCCAGATTACCAAACCATGTTTGGGCGGAAATCGGATTGATTCCCTACTATATAGCTAATCCATTACCTAGGCGGTAAATGGAAATAGCCAGTGCTGGTGACCTGCCCGAAGGAAGACAGGCACCAACACTGACTACATCTATGAACCAGCCGAAGCTGATTATGCGTTTGCGGTCAAGTAACCCTGACGCGAACGGTTGGAACAGGTCAATTCACCAAATGCCAAGACCAGCGCGTAGCGGGCGTCAATGCCTGCAACGGTGCCACTCTGGAAATCGGTGGTGTTGAACCAGTGACCGTTCATACCAACGAGCTTGAGGTACTTCGTATTGAGGAAGTACATCGGTGCTGCGGAGGTGTCTGCTGCCAAGGCAAGGTCAAACACAACTGGCGTCTGCTTGAACATCAAGTTCTGGAAGCCTGCGTTTGCCTTTGCGACATCTTGGTAGCGCACATTCTGTTGCAACAGTGACTCGTACTTTGAGAACAAGTCTTCGTTGGTGACGATGATGTCTGGAACATCATTGCCCTTGGATGCGTTGTTGTACACCTTGCCCATGTCAACGAGTGACAGGGTTGATGCAGAAACATCTTGGTATGGGTTCCACCAAGTGTTTGCCGAAGCGTCAATGCCACCAACCGTGTTGTTTACGGTTGCAACGATATTGCCAAGACCGTTAAAGTCTTTGCTTCCGTTACCAGTGCCATCGCCGTAAAGCATGCCGTTGAGGTCAGACTTAACCGACATTTCAGCTTGCATAATTTTTGCGTTGAGCAACTTGATGATTGCTTCGGTTCCACGGTTCTGTGCTTCTTCAATACCGCTGATAGCAATAGAAGCAGCCATTTGCTTCCACTGGTAGTTAGCAGCTGAGATGCCGTCCTGTGGGGTGAGGTCAATCGCGTCATAACCGCTGTACGAGCTGGCGGTGCCGTTCACTGCGTACATGAGTGGTTCAACGATTGATGTGCCGCCTTCTTCCATCTGAACTCTGCCTTTTGAGTTCATGTGGTTAAGAAGCACTAGGTCCTTGAAGATGTTGTCTACCAGCGTTGGCTGATAGTTCTGCAAGGTGGTGGAAAGTATTGCATTAAAGTCTGGATTGCCAGCCATGATTTTCTCCTGTTTGAGGTTTGGGTTTTAGCTTCCGAGTTGGCGTTTTGCCTGCTCAAAAGCTTCAAATACGGTTTTTGGTGGAGCAGATGCTGGTGCCGTTGTCCCCTTGGATGTAGATGCGCTTGACACAATTGATGCGCCACGCTTCGCGTCTAGCCTCTCTTGTTCTTTAGCCAACTTCTTATTGGCTTCAGATGCCTTGGAATACACCTTGTCAAAAGCAACCTGTTTAAAGACTGCTTCCAAATCAGTGGCTCCCGTAGCGAGCGCCTTAGCTACAACTTCATCTGCGTTGAAATCGTCACCATACTTGCTCTGCAGAGTGTCAATGGTCTTGGTTAGTTCGTCCATCGCCCGTTGTTGTTCAAAGGACGCTAAACGCTTTTCCATTTCCTTCAACGACTTCTCAGTTGGGTCTATCCACAAATCCTCTTCAGGCTCTGCAAATGTTCCGTACTGGTCTTGAAGTAAGCGCAATGTGTTCGCTGGGTCGTTCTGCAGGGCTTCCTGCAAAGCGGCGGCGTACTCAATGCTCTTTCTCTGTTCGCTGAGTTCCTGTGTCTTGCGGGTGTAATCCGCTTGACGCTGGTATCCAGCAAGAGCCTCCTTCACTGGAACTAAAACTTCTTCTCCGTCCACTTGGAGTTTGACGAACTTGTCGCCTACCTCTGTGTAATCAAAGAGTTCTGGTTCTGCTTCTGGAGTTTCTACTTCAGCATCAACCGCTTCGGAAACCTGTCCCTCATCGGGGGTAACCTGGCTGTCTGTAGCGTCAGTAATTTCTATGTCACTCATTGGAGTCCGTCCTTCTGGGTTGTTCCATGTGGAAATATTTAATTCCCTATATACTAAGCGAACTCATTACATCGGTGGAGCTTGTTGCGCCTGTGCTAGCAATAATTGCAAGATTTCAGGTGGCAAACTCTCTAATGCGCCCATTGGTGGCGCGCCTACTTCCCCGCCAGGACCTTGGAGTGGTGCTCCAGGAATCATCCCTGGTGGAAGTTGTGGTTCTTGTCCAAGAGCCATTTGGTCAGGGGTCATACCAGGTGGAAGCCCTTGTCCTTCAAGGACTTGCTGGTCTGGCGACATTCCCTCTGGTGCTTCAGGAGCCTGTGGTTGGGTCAAGAAGGCTGAAGCATTCTTAACACCAAATCCAGTTCCAAGCACAAACTCAGCAAGTTTTGCCATATTGACAAGACCAGCCTGAGCAAACGGTGCCATTGCTGAAACCATCTGCAAAGCCATATCCCGACGGAAAGCCTCGTTTCGTGGAGCAGTTGAGCCAGCTTCTACGCTGTAGTCAAATTCTCCAGCAATGTAGTCACGGTCAAAAGTCAACCAAACAGGTGCTGCTTCTGTGCCAACGATACGAACCGTCTGTTCTCCAGTCAAATACTGCTGAGCAAGCATGATGAGGTTCGCCGCGCACCTAGCGATGGCGTTCTCTATGTTGACAAGCTTTTCAGCAACACGAGCGTTTCCTGCCTCAGCAATGATTGATGCTTCACGGGCTGTTCTCGTGGTCTCAGGAATTGCTCCACGCTGGTACTCAGAGACACCTGACACACGGTCAATGTCGTTCTGAATCAAAGCCGACTGGTTGTAGAACTCTGGTGGGTTGATAAGTGCTGGCATTGGAACAACCACATTGTTCAAGTTTTCGGAGCCCTTAACAGGCACAATCACATTGTCGTCATCTGAAGCAAGCATCTGGCGACCGAAGTCGTCAAAGGCAGACTCAAGGGCAAGCCACTTGCGTGAGTAACGCTTTCTGTGGTTCATCATCTGCGTACGGGTTTCGTTTAGTTCGTACTGCAACGGCTCAATGGCTTCCAGTTCACCCATTGGGTAGAAGAAGCCAGGAATGTCGTAGTTGCGCAACATGAAGAATGGGTGACCAAACACATATGGCATCTTGACTGGCTTGATGAGGAACTTGTCTCCAGAGTCAGAAAACACGGACATTTCGCCTGTGTCAATGTCGTAAAACTCAAAGATGTCTGCATAGGCATCTTCTTCACCATAAGAGTTCGTGGTGTAGAAGTTTGGAGTTGTATTGATGTCGCCATAGCGCTGGTATGACGAAGGTCCTACATCTTTGCGAGCAGAGTAATCATATCGCTGGTCGTTCTTGATGTCCTTGATTGGGCGACGAGTTCTCTGAGCAATCCATCGTGCATTGTCCATGGATGTTGCATCGGGGTCAACAAACATGTCAAACGGGTCAACACGCTCCAAGAATGGGCGGTCTTCTCTAATGATGAAATCTGATTCAACATCATCTGCTGGTTTGTTTGGGTCTGCAGCTTCGTCTGCACTGTCTTCAATGTCTTTGGTTTTTTCTTCTTCAACGAAACGGTATCCAGTCTTTACCCAACCATGACCAAGAATCAAATAGTCTTTAACAGCAAGTTGGAACTGTGGTTGGCATTCGTAATGTTGCCACCAATAGTTGATGATTGATTCAGTAACGACAGCTTTGTCGCCATCTTCTGGTCTGCGTGGGTTCACATTAATTTTTGGGCGACCAATAGCAACTGATGGTGCAAGTGTGTTAATCGTGGAGAAAGCAATGTTTACAAGGAGTCTGTCACCTACTGCCTGACCACGGTACTGACGACCACGGTAAAGGTTAATCATCCGTTGCCAGAGATTGTCATAGTTTTCGTTCTTGCGCCAGTTGCGTGCGTAATCAACACGCTTTCTATAACTTGAAAGTCTGTCTGCGTTACTTTGACGAGCCATTAGCAATCCCACTTCTTTAGAGCCAGAGCCTTACGGGTTGGCTTTCCTTTTGAGTCCTTCATCGGTCCTTCCATTCCACCCATACGGGCACAAAACGATTTACGGCGAGCAGCATCTTTTGGTGATTTTGCTGCTTGCTTTGCAGATACTGGTGGTTTGAGAGTTCCACCTGTTTCTGCTTTGTAAGAAGCACGACCTTTAGCATTTAAACCGCCTTCAGGATTCTTTCCTTCTTTGCGAGTCCAAGCCGCACTTTTGTATGCGCTCTCAACGGTCGGTTTCTTTTTTGCCATTATTTTCTACCTTTTACAAGCCCTTCGCCAATTGCGGCAAGTCTGCAATAACCATTTGCTTCAGCCTTAGCAACAATTATGTGACAGCCTTTCATCTCTGGACACCAAAATGCACAGTTTGAACATTTAACGCCCATTGATTTGTTTTTGTTTTGCGCAGCAGATTCATAACCAACCCAAATGCCATTGCCATCATTGTCAGCTAACTTGCCGTACTTTTCAACAATCTCAAACATTGACTCAACATATTCAGCCTCAGCTGGTGCAAGTTTGATGATTGAATTCGTCACACCTTCTGGAAGACTTTCGTCCTCTGAATTTTCTTCTGGTTTCTCTCCTTCTGATTTGCCAATCATTATGGCAATTTTGAAGGCTTCGCCCATTGGTGTTTGAGATTGCTTCATTACTTCTTTTTCTTTTTTGCTGCGTTCATGTTGTCAACAAGGTTTGGGTATGGGCGACCAGCAGATTTTGCTGATGCTTTAGCCTTTTCTTTTTGCGCAGGGGTTAATGGAGTTGATTTCTTTTTAGGATTCTTTGTGTCCCAAACAGGTTTCGTTGTTGCCTTTGAAGCTGGATATTGCTTGTTCGCTGCCATTACTTATTTGACCTTGCCAATGATGCAGTAACAACCGCTGACCCATCGGTATAAGCACTCATTCTTGCCCTGAAATTTGGCAACCCTTGAATGTTCAAACTAAACACACCAGCCGCTGTAGCCGTTGTAACAAGAGTTGTTGCTGTGGTTTGTGCGGAGGCTTTCATTGCAATGGCAACATAGTTTGTGCCATCTACTGAGGCTTCAAATGTGATTGTGCCAGTGAATGTTCCAGTTACTTGAACAACAACTGTGTCTGCGGTTAGTGCAGAAAGTGTCAGTGCCGCTTCTGCAGCGCCAAGTGTTGCGGATTCTACTGATGGGACTAACGACATGGTTATTTCTTCTTTCCTTTAACTGATTGATTGGCTTCTGATAGAGCGATTGCAATTGCTTGCTCACGACTCTTTACTACTGGACCCTTTTTTGAGCCTGAGCGAAGGTCACCCTTCTTGTACTCACGCATTACTTTCTCAACTTTTTTCTGAGCTTTGGTTGGCTTCTTCATTAGAGCTTCTTATCTGTGCGCATTGGTTTGGTTGATGGCTTGCCAGACTTTGGAGCAATAGGCATTCTGCTCTTAGGTTTTTTAGGGTCTTTTTCAACATTAGAAGCGTTAGGCATTTTGGCTTTTGGAACTCTGTCCTTTTCTTCTGATGCGTATTTGCCAGCTGCTTTTTTGTAAGCCTCACCCATTGGTGACTTACCAATCGCTATTACAACTCCGAACTTTGGCTTCTTCATTACTTTTTGTCCTTGCTCTTAGGCTTTGGTTTTGGTTTTTCTTTTGGCTTTTGGTACTTTGCCGATTTCGTAGCGTCTTTCTTTGCTTGCTTCTCAGCAGGCACATCTATCTTCTTCACGGCTTTGGAAGACTTCATTTCAATCTTTGCCGCTGGCTTAATTTTCTTTTTCATATCAACTCTTTCCTTGCTGGAACCTTCTCTATTTCTCCAGCCTTAAATCTTGGTGAATCTTCCATCTCTCGCTGACGCTGACGGATTGTCGGACCATGAAAGTCTTCTTTTCCATGGGTGAAACCCAATCGGACATTTTTTACATGGCATTTGAAACAAAGACCCCGTTTTATGTCATTTTCTGACTCAATCGGCTTTGAACAAGATGAACAATGCATATATCTCCTATAAGTAAAGCAAAACCATTACCTAGTCTAGTAGGTATTGAACTCTCCGATTAGATAACGCTCCCGTTCCTTGGTCGGCTTCTTGAGCTTGGACGCAAAATAGTTCAAGGTTCCAAACGGGGCATCGGTCTTTGGGCGATATTCAGCCAGCCAAACATACTTAAGCATCTGATTGGCAATAGCCAAACTCATAACCCTGTCGTCATGGGGTGAGCCATGCATAGAGCCGTTGTCGTCACGAACAAAGGTCTTAAGTTCAGCAATGGTGTATTCGCACATAATCTGCAACACCCCATCTCTAATATTGGCGCTGAGTTCGTCAATAGCTAACGGCTTTGTAAGCGATGTAGTTCTCCAACCAAGCTGTTCTGTCTGCTCTGGGTTTCTTTGGTTTAAACGGCGTTGACGATACAGGTTGCTGTAGTTTGCGCGATTTAGGGCTGTCAGGGTGGTTAGACCGTGGTTATTTGACTCAACACCAATCAGGGCTTCGTTGTAGAAGTAGCCGAGGGAATACAGGATGTCTTCGCCAAACTTGTCTGGGTCAATGTGTCCGTGCCAGTGAGCAACTACGAGTCCAGACTTGGCGTCAATTACATGGGCTGTTGAATAGTCTCCACGAGCCAAGCCTTCCGCCACATCCGCGCCAATCGTGTATGTTGCCCCGAATTCAGGTAAACGCCAGATAGACAAAGGTCCGCCAGAAGACTCAAACATGAAGGCATTCCTCACATCTGATGACTTCTTGTTAAACCCTGTCTTTGGGCGTTCTGTCTCAAAACGGTTTAGTGAGTCAATATCAAATACTGGGCGACCAGAACGAATAAAGGCTTCTTCTGGGTTTGACGGGTACTCTTGGTGCAACTGCCATGGTGGAAGTTCAAGAGATTGTGCGTCATACCAAGATTGGTCACGGTCTCCGTTGGCTGACCATGGAAAGAAGATGCCATGGAATCGGTTGGTTCCTGTCTGTGACCCGTGCCACAAGGTGTAAAAGATGTTGCCTTCGCCCTTAGCCGTGGACAAACAAATAACACGACCACCGACATCGGCAATAGGTTCAATAGAAGCCCAAGCCTGTTCAGGGTTTGGCAAGAACGCCATCTCGTCAATGATGGCTAGGTATACGGATTCACCACGAGCAGGTTCGTTGGCTGATGGCAATGACTCAATAACCGAGTCGTTATCAAAAGTCATTTTAAGCACATTGTTTTGAATAAGTTCAGGACCTGACATCCTCAACCATTGAGGCAAGAACTTGTAAATGTACTTTGCTTTAGACAAAAGCTTGGCGGCTTCTCGTTCGGTCTTTGAAAGCATAACTATGAATCTGTCTGACCAGAAAAAAGCAAGCCAAAAAGCAAAAGCGGCAGCAAGTGTAGAAAAGCCAATCTGACGCGCTTTAAGAACAATCGTGTTTCTGTGTCCTAGCCATGCTCTAACAGTTGCTATCTGTGCTGGTCGTAACTCAAATTGAATACGCCCTCTGCTTGGATGCTTGATGTAAACATAGTTTGCACAGAAAAATTCAAATGCTTCTACTAGCTGTTCTACATCTGCGTCTTCAGGACCGCGACATTTTCTAAAGTTGTACTCGTTTACGAGGTCATTGAATTCCATTGTTTCCTTCGGTATGAAATTTATTCTTCAATTAACTTACTATGCAACTTTTGTAAGTTCAACATAGCTATAAAGTTCTTCTTTGCTATCCAAGTTTGATGCGACTCCCAATCCACTACCGCTACCAGTTACAGCTACGCGATATTGAAGTTCAAAAACTTTTGACGCACCTATCGTAAAATAACCATCAATTGGACAAATAACAGGAACTGAGCCACTTCCAGCAGAAGTTTGACTTACTGAAAAAACAGCAAATGTTGCATCAGTAGTGTTATAAAATGCAATTCTATTACGGGTAGTAATGGGGTTAAATGCTCCATACCCTCTAAGAGTGTAAGTTCCTGCTGGAAGAGTAATTTGATTACTTGAAAGTGAACATCCAGAAATATTATTAACTACCGTTGTGTTTAAGGGTCGTACCCCCCACGAACCAGATGTAGCAGTTCCACCATTTGTATTTGCAGCAAGGGTGTATGAAAAAATAGAAATTGATGAACCACCAGATGAACCAGTCGGACCTGTAGGTCCTGTTGCTCCAGCAGAACCTGTTGCACCAGTAGCACCGTTTGTTCCAGCAGGACCTGTCGGACCTGTCACATTTGATGCCGCACCTGTAGCACCTGTAGCACCTGTAGCACCAGTAGCACCAGTAGCACCTGTAGCACCGATGTATGCAATATCAACTCTCAAATAACCGCTAAGTGTTGCTCCCGTACCGCCAGATGAAACTGTTGAAACAGGAACAGTCCAATAACCAGTTGAGTCAGTTGTTGTGCCAGTTACCAACCAAATTTGATAGTTGGCTGAATCTGTTGTGTCGCTAAGTGTTATTTGGTATGGACTTTTAACACTTTGCCAAATAGCACTCCAATCGGTATATGTGTAACCGTTTGTGTCGCTGAATCGCAATGTAGTGGCACTCAATTGAGTTGCATTGTTCCAAGCCACATTTCCAGAACCTGGGTCACCAGATGTGGATGCCTCTGCAAAGTAGTTAGTTACTGATGTTGAATCACCATTAGCGCCATCTGCGCCCTTCCAAATGATTTCAAATGTAACGGCAGTATCTTGGCTAAAGAATGTTGCTCCTGTACCACCAGAATCAATTACTACTGCAGGTATATCCCAGTAAGCACCTTGGTCAACTGTTGGGTTGATTACTTGCAGTGTTTGGTAGTTTGCTGGAGTTGAAGTTTGGTAAATGCGAAGTTGATACGGGCTATTTACAGGAGTGAATAGGTTTGCATTGTCGTTGCTATCAACATCGGTTTGGCTAATTTGAATATTTAAGACAGAGCCAAGACTTGAAATGTTGTCCCATGCCAAATATGTAGAGCCAGGGTTACCTGATGTTGTTGTTTTGTCAACTTTGTAGTTTCTCGTAAAGTTGTTTAGACCAATAGGTCCTGTAGCACCTGTGACACTCGCACCAGTAGCACCTGTCGGTCCTGTAACAGTGGACGCAGCACCTGTAGCTCCCGTTGCACCAGTCGGACCCGTAGGACCCGTAGGACTTTGCGCGCCAGACCACAAACCAAATGCTAACTCACCGTTAGTAAATGCTGTTCCGCCAACATAGGTGACATTGTAGGAAACATAGGCAGGTTGGTTCGCTGCAACTGAGTTGATTTGAAATACAGCATACGATGTGTCAAATGAGTCAACTGGAAGAATAGTCCATGTTCCACTTGTTATGTTTGGAAGAAGCGAAGCGTAACTTTGTCCGTTTACATTTGATTTTGAAATATAAAGAACTGTTGCAGTTGACCATGTTGCACTATCTGTGTTGATGCTTCCAGCCCCACTTGGTGGGGATGTATCGGTTGATGCTGTATATCCGCCACCAATTGTTCCTGATGGTTCTTGCTCAAGAATAAATTCAAAATAATAATTTACGCCAGCAGTAAACGGAGCTGAACCTCCAGAAGTGGATAGATTCCAACCAAGGCTTGGTGATGTTGCTGCAAGCGTTATGATTGGGAGTTCAAAAAATGTTGTTGGCGCAGATTCTGCGTAATAAATGATGGTTGCAATTGAATTTCTGTAATTCTGCAAAAACATCCATGGAGTGTTTCCATTGTCATCTGTTGAGTTGAAGTAAATTTTGTTTGGTGAGCCGACAACATAACCTAAGTCACCAGTGCCTGGGTTTGCTCCGCTAGTTCCAAAAGTGTATTTATAAATGAACGACTGACCAGTAGCGCCTGTTGCTCCTGTGGCTCCAACAGCTCCAGTAGCTCCTGTCGCGCCAACGGCTCCAGTCGCCCCAGTAGGTCCTGTTGTGCCTTGTGCACCAGTTGCACCAGTAGGACCTGTAACCGTACTCGCTGCACCAGTTTCACCCGTAGGTCCTGTAAAGCCCGTAGGTCCCGTAAAACCTGTAGGACCTTGAATACCTTGAGGACCTGTTTCACCAGTTGCACCTTGTGCACCCGTTTGTCCAGTAGGACCCGTTACACCCTGAGCACCCGTAGAGCCAGTAGCTCCTGTGGCTCCTTGTGCACCAGTTTGTCCTGTCGGACCTGTCTCGCCTTGCAAGCCAGTAGGACCCGTAACACCTTGTGCGCCAGTTTGACCAGTCGGACCCGTTACACCTTGCGGACCTGTTTCTCCTTGAGCGCCAGTAGGTCCCGTTACACCTTGGATACCTTGAGCACCCGTAGGTCCTGTTGCACCCTGAGCGCCCGTACTTCCCGTAGCACCTTGTGCTCCAGTTTCACCAGTGGCACCCGTTGCACCCGTTGCACCCTGAATACCAGTAGCTCCAGTTGCGCCCGTGACACCCTGAATACCTTGAGGTCCTGTAGCACCAGTCGGTCCCGTTTCACCTTGGGCACCTGTAGCGCCCGTAGCGCCTTGGGGTCCAGTAGGTCCTGTTGCGCCAATATCACGAATAATGAGCAACAGTTCGTGGTTGTTAGCGAAGTTTGTTGTTCCTGTGCCACCAGAAGAAACAAAAGTGACACCATATTCAACATGTGTTGTTTGGTCGGTAACGCTTGTTACTTTCCACTCTTGAAAGTTTACCGAGTTACTTGCATCTTGAATAAAAAGTTCGTCACCTGTTTGAACATTGTTCAAAAAAATGTGAACATCATATCCATCTTTGTCAATGTCATCAACATTTATTTGTGTCGCAGAAATTTGTGTTGCGTTATTCCACAACAAATATGTGTTACCTGGGTCACCGCTTGTTGCAGTGGTTTTGGCTTTGTAATCAAAATACGATGACGACTGACCTGGCGCACCAGTAGGTCCTGTAGGTCCTGTAACCGTTGAAGCGGCACCAGTTGGACCTGTAGAACCCGTTACACCTTGTTCTCCAGTTGCGCCTGTCGGACCTGTGACGCCTTGTGGTCCTGTATCTCCTGTGTACCCTGTATAACCCGTAGGTCCTGTAACGCCTTGAATACCTGTTGCGCCTGTAGGTCCCGTGACGCCCTGTATACCAGTGGCACCTGTTGCACCCGTGCTTCCTTGAACGCCAGTAGGACCTGTTTCTCCTTGCGGACCTGTGTCGCCAGTAACGCCCTGAATCCCTTGTGGACCTGTTGCACCAGTTACTCCTTGAGCACCTGTTGGTCCTGTTGCTCCTTGAACGCCAGTGGCTCCCGTCGGACCTTGCAATCCAGTGGCACCAGTAGCACCAGTTTCTCCAGTAGGTCCTTGGATTCCTGTTGCACCCGTTGCTCCAGTTTCACCTGTTGCACCTTGGATGCCAGTTGCGCCTGTAGGACCTTGAATACCTGTCGCTCCTGTAGCGCCTTGTATACCAGTAGGACCCGTTGCTCCTTGTGAACCTGTTTCTCCTGTTGCGCCTGTAACTCCTTGCGCACCCGTCGGTCCCGTAACTCCTTGAGGTCCTGTTTCACCTGTGGCACCTGTAGGTCCTGTAACTGTTGAAGCCGCCCCTGTAGCACCCGTTGCTCCTGTGGAACCCGTCGCACCAGTAGGTCCTGTAACGGTACTTGCTGCTCCCGTTGCACCAGTTGAACCCGTGGCTCCCGTAGGTCCCGTTACTGTGCTTGCCGCGCCAGTTGCACCTGTGGCTCCTGTTGCTCCTGTCGGACCTGTTGCACCTTTGAGTTCATATGCAATAAGAATGTTAAGACCGTTTGTAAACGCTGCACCAGACGAAGAAAAATTTGAAATAGCAAATTCAATGTAGTTGGGTGATGTGTATGTAGTTGAAGCACCTAATGACATTGCTTGCAAATTCGTACTGCCAGTAGCGTTTTGGAAAACAACTTCGGTCAACTCAGAAATTATGTAGAACGGTTCAAGGTCGTTGCCGAACCTATCTTTGGTGCTGATATAAACCAATGTTGCAGAAGCTGGAGTTGCGTTGTTGTAACGAACTTGTCCGTTAGATATTCCAGTTGGGTTCGTGGTTGTACTAAATGTGTATTGCAAGGCACCAAAGTTAGGACCTGTAGGACCTGTTGCGCCTGTTGCTCCAGTTACGGATGCGCCTGTAGCGCCAGTTGAGCCAGTAGGACCCGTGACTGTTGATGCTGCACCCGTAGCACCTGTAGCACCTGTGGCTCCAGTTGAACCTGTCGGACCTGTAACAGTACTTGCGGCTCCTGTCGCACCAGTGGCACCTGTTGCACCTGTTGCTCCAACACTTCCCGTTTCGCCTGTAGCACCAGTAAAACCAGTAGGACCCGTTACGGTACTCGCAGCTCCTGTGGAACCTGTAGGACCCGTTGCACCTTGAATGCCTTGTGAACCAGTCGGTCCTGTACTTCCTGTAGCACCTGTGTCGCCTTGTGCGCCAGTGGCTCCCGTAGGTCCTTGTATACCTGTTGCGCCAGTCGCGCCTGTGGAACCCGTTGAACCTTGACTACCTGTTGCACCTGTTGCGCCAGTTGCTCCAGTGGAACCAGTTGCACCATCTGCGCCCGTTGCTCCAGTTGAGCCTGTAGCACCTGTAGCACCAACAGAACCTGTAGCTCCAGTTGAACCTGTTGCGCCAGTGGAACCTTGCGCGCCCGTAGCACCAGTCGCGCCAGTAGAACCTGTTGGACCTGTGACGGTAGAAGCAGCTCCTGTCGGACCTGTCGCTCCTGTAACACTTGCGCCAGTTGCGCCTGTACTACCAGTTGCTCCTGTCGGACCTGTTTGTCCTGTAGCTCCTGTCGCACCTGTGGGACCTGTAACGGTGCTAGCCGCACCTGTTGCTCCCGTAAAACCTGTAGGACCTGTCCAACCTGTTGAACCAGTAGGTCCTGTTGCCGTGGAAAGATAAGGAAGACCTACCCAGTTAGTTGTGCCATCGCCAATTTTTGCTTTGTTGGTGTCGTACTCGTAACCAATTTCGCCAGCCAACAGAATCGGGTTAGCAGAAGTCCAATTACTTGCTGTATCTCTGCGTACTTGGACTACAACAGCCATTTAGTAACCTCGTCCCGCATTGCGGAAATCTCTGCGTGTCTTAAACACATATTGTGCAGTACCAAACGCTGTAGCAGCAGGAGTTGTTGAACCAGCGGCACCTGTGTTTGCGTCAAAAGCACCAGCGGCTGCAGTAGATGCGCCCATTGCCGTTGTGTTTGGAACTAGAAGATAATGAAACTGTGTTGTTGAAGCATCGCCACCATTGATTAGGTCTTCTTGTTGGTGGTCATTTAATAGAGCGTCGCTTTGTTCTTTGAGTGCGCGCTTAATCGTGTTGTTAATTTGCACTTGGAGCGCATTGCTACGCCCTTGAAGTGTGTTTCCACCTGGAGCTGACCATTGTGCACGCATTAGTTTGCCTCGGTAATTGACATTGGAAAGATTGGGGCTTTCTTTACTTGCTTAGCGCCCAATTCCAAAATCATCTTTTCCAGTTCATCGTCTGATATATCACGGAGTGAAGTTTCGGTCTTGATATTCAAGGTGGATGCATTAGGCATATTGCCCGTAGCTTTCAGGTAAAGCTCTGCCGACTTTGTATCGCCAGAGATTCCCTTTATGTAAAGCGCATCCAAGAGCTTCTGTGTCCGTTCTGGTGACTGGTTGAGTCCTTCAACACCCAACTTCCACCGTTCTATGAAATTCTTTTTCTTTTCCCAACTACGCAATGTGTTCTCATGCATTTCTTTGGAATCTGCATAAGCACGCTTGGTTGCTGGTTCTCGTTGGTCTTCTGGTGTAAGTAGCCATGCCAAATAAGCTTCCTGCTCTTGTGTAAGCAATAAAGCTGCAGCCATGGATTTACCCTCCGAAAATAAAAAATGTTCCTATATACAAGATTTTTTTGTTACATACACTGCGAAACACCAACATGGTGTATGCTAGCAGATATGAATAAGCACGAAGAATACATCGTTGACGGATTCCCACTTGATGCCTTTGCAGACATTACCACGGAACCGTGGCCGCCATTCAAGACAGAACAAGAAGAAGCCAAATATTGGCACGACCAGCAAGGAGAGCAAGCATGAGAAAGAAAACAGAATTACGACCAGTAGAAGACCGCTTTTGGGAGAAGGTAGATAAAACAGACGGGTGCTGGCTGTGGAACGCATACACGCTTTACAACGGATACGGGCGATTTAGCATCAATAAAAAGACTGAGTACTCACATCGCGTATCGTGGTTTCTTGAACACGGAGAGTGGCCGAACGGCAAGCATGTTACCCATACCTGTGACAATCCAACTTGTGTCCGACCAGACCACCTGATGTTGGGAACCGTTGCGGACAATATGGCTGACAGAAACGCTAAAAAGCGTCAGTACAACCATGACAAGCTTCATTGTCGCCATGATGTGCCTTTTGTCAATGAGGGCAGGTACCGAATTGCTAAAGATTGCAAACTTTGTGCTTTGTCGCGCCATTACAAGCAAAATTTGTCTAAAGAAAAAATCCGTGAGAACAACCAAAAGGCTTACCAAAAGCGTAAGAATCAGCGCAAAATTTAGTACGAAATTTAGTGCGAAGTTGAGTGGTGATATATCACAAGCCC